TGTGGTTTTAAATATGATGGTCCTATATGGGATACCATGTTAGTAGAATATGTATTACAACGTGGCGATAAAGAGGGTAGCTTATCCTTGTCTGCTTGTGCTGAACGACATAATTTGACTCGTAAGCTAGGCACTCTTCAAGAATATTATGATAAGGGTTGTAATACTAATGAAGTACCATTAGATGAGTTAGCAGAGTATTGTATGACTGATGTAAAAGCTACTCAAGAGTTAGCAGATTTACAGTGGAGTAAGTTGAATACAAAAGAGTATTCATCACTTATGAAGACAGTAGATTTAACTAACTCTTTGTGTAAAGTATTAGCACATATGTATATCAATGGTATAAAAGTTGACTTAAACAAACTTGAAGAAGTTAGAAAGGAGTATGAACAAGAGAAAGAACAATTAACAAAAGAACTATATCAAGAAACCCAAGAGTTAATGGGAGATACTAAAATTAATTTAAGTAGTCCTGAACAATTATCCTGGGTAGTGTATTCAAGAAAACCACAAGACAAAAATGTGTGGGCTAATTCGTATAGTGAATACATGAAAGATAGAGAGTGGCGAGACTTAATCAGATTACAAACAGATGTGGTGTATAAAACACTAGCTGAAAAATGTGATGTCTGTAATGGAAAAGGATATGTTCGTAAAACTAAAAAAGATGGCACACCATATGCAAAAGATAATAAGTGCATTGCTTGTAGAGCAGATGGTTTTATATACAACAATACCAAAGAAGTTGCAGGATTAAAGTTTATGCCACCCTCTTCTAAGTGGGCTAGTGCAAATGGGTTTAGTACAGGCAAAGATAGCTTAAAGCATTTAGAAAAACAAGCTAAGTCAAGAGGTATGACAAAAGCAGAATCTTTTTTGTCAAAAGTTATCAGGTTAAATGCTGTTGAATCTTACATATCAACTTATGTAAATGGTATTGAAGCATTTACTAAGCCAGATGATATGCTTCATGTTAGCTTAATGCAACATAGAACAGCCACTGGCAGGTTGTCTGGTTCTAATCCTAATATGCAGAATATGCCTAGAGGTGGTACGTTCCCTGTTAAGAGAGTGTTTGTATCACGATGGGAAGATGGTAAAATAATGGAAGCTGACTTTGCACAACTTGAGTTTCGTGTGGCAGCATTCCTTTCACAAGATGGAGTTGCAATTGAAGAAGTTAAAACAGGCTTTGATGTTCATAGTTACACTGCCAAAGTTATTAGTGACGCTGGTCAGAAGACGAGTCGCCAAGAAGCAAAAGCACATACATTCGCGCCACTTTACGGAGCAACAGGATTTGGACGCACGTCTGCTGAAGCTGCATATTATGAACACTTCACAGAAAAATACGAGAAAATCGGGGTATGGCATTCCCGATTGGCTGAAGAGGCTTTAATTAATAGGTGTATCACAGTGCCATCTGGTAGGCAGTATTTATTTCCAAAGGTACAACGCAGACCTAATGGTAGTGTGACACACTTTACTAACATAAAGAACTATCCTGTACAAGGATTTGCCACAGCAGATATAGTTCCTTTAGCGATGATACATATGTACACTTTGCTACATAATTTTAAGTCATGTATTGTAAATACAGTACACGATAGTATAGTAATAGATGTGCATCCAGATGAAGAAAAAGGTGTTATAGAAGTAATTAATAAAACAAACAGAGAGTTAATAAATTTGATTAATTCAAAGTGGGAAATAGACTTTAATGTACCTCTATTATTAGAAGCAAAAATAGGTAAAAATTGGCTTGACACAAAAGATATTGTGTGATATAACTACAAAACTTTTTAACGATAGGAGTAAAATATATGAATGGTAATTTAGCAGTAATAAATACTGAAGACTACGCAGCAATGGCAAAGATGATGGGCATTGCATATGATACAGGCAGTGAATCTAAATCAACTTTAGCACGACTTAGAGTAAATAAAAAACCTTTACATGGTGAAACTGAACTAAATGGTAAAATAGTAAAAGCAGAAATTTTATCTGGTGGTTTTGAATTACAGAATGGAACAACTGTTTATTCAGAAACTGCTGTTATAAGACCCTTTATTCAGCGTTTTATGTATCAAAAGTATGACCCAAATAATAATAACTATATTAAAACTTTGATGGCAGATTCTTTCAATATAGATTTGAAAGATACTAATGGTGGTTTTAATTGTGGGAAACCTTCTGGTTGGATAGAAGACTTTGATGCGTTGCCTCAAGAAACAAAAGACTTGTTACGTTCTATTAAACGTACACGTGTAGTGTATGGTGTAGTAACAATGTCAGATGCCATAACTGAGAATGGTGATTCACATCCTGTTACAGATATACCTTGTGTTTGGGATGTAGATACTAAAGAAGGTTTTAAAAATATGGGTAATGTTTTTGCTAAATTAAATAAGATGAAGCGTTTACCTATGTTACATAATATAAACTTATCTACTCTTAAAAGAGACTTACCAACAGGTAATTCTTATTTTGTTCCAATTCCTGAGTTAGATATGAAATCGTCTATTGAAATTAGTGATGATGACCAACAGTTGTTTACTTCTTTTATGGAGAACATTGAGTCTCACAATACTTATGTTTTATCTGAGTGGAACAAACATAATAAACCTGATGTTGAGGGGTTTGTTGATGTATCAGATGTTGAGGATGCTTAATGAATCACAGAGCCGAAATAGCTTTACATCAATACTTAGAAAAAGTTGTGAATGGAAAGGGTGGTATATCACAAGATGTGTCATCCCAAATTTCTAAGGATGTATATGAAGCTGTATTAAAACAATTTGGTTCTAATAAACCAACTGACTTTAAGTTACGTATGTCAAATGTTGGCAGACCTTATTGCCAGTTATGGTTTGAAAAGAACAAACCTGAAACTGCCTTACCAAAACCAACTACATTTGTTATGAACATGTTGCTTGGTGATATTGTTGAAGCAGTGTTTAAAGGCTTATTAAAAGAAGCAGGTGTTGAATACAAAGATTCCGATAGTGTTTCACTAGCTTTAGAAGATGCATCAATTAAAGGAACATACGATATTGCAATAGATGGTTCAGTTGATGATATTAAATCAGCATCGGACTGGTCTTTTAAACATAAGTTTGAGTCCTTTGATACATTAAAAGATGGTGATGCATTTGGATACATAGGACAGCTTGCAGGTTATGCCAAAGCATCTGGATTAAAAGCAGGTGGATGGTGGGTAATCAACAAAGCAAATGGTGACTTTAAATATGTACCAGCAAATACTATAGATGTAGAAACTGAAGTTAATAAGATACAAAATATTTATAGCAAGTTAAAAATAAATAAGTTTGAAAGATGTTTTGAAGCAGAGGTTGAAACATTTAGAGGTAAACCTACGGGCAATAAAGTTTTAGGTACAACGTGTGGGTTTTGTGATTACAGATATGCATGTTGGCCTACCTTGCAGGAATTACCTGCAGTAAAATCTCAGGCTAAACAACCTAAGATTATAAAATATGTAGAACTAACGCAGGAGTATAGATGATGGAAGATTTAGAACAATTGTCAGAAGAAATAAAACTTAAAGAAGAAGAATTAAAAGCATTACGTAAAGAGTATCAAGAAAAACGTATGTCAGGTTTACGTTCTGCTTTGCAAGCCAGGCAAGAAGCTGATAAGTTAATTCAAGAAGAACTACGTTCAATGGGTTACAAACAGTTTAATCCAATACCTTTAGGACGATGGAATAATCTTGCCTAATCATAAACAATTTAGAGTAGCACGAAAGTATGGCTATAGAAGTGGGCTAGAACTTTCTAATTCAGAACGACTTACTAAACTTAATATAAAATTTGAGTATGAGAGTATTAAAATTGAGTGGGAAGACCTAGCCTACAGAACTTATACACCTGATTTTATACTGGACAATGGTATAATAATTGAAACTAAAGGAATGTTTACTACGTTAGATAGACGTAAGCATCTTGCAATTAAAAAACAACATCCTAAATTAGATATAAGATTTGTCTTTGAAAACAGCAGACGAAAATTACGTAAGGGTGCTAAGTCTTCATATGGTCAATGGTGTGACAGATATGACTTTAGATATTACGATAGAATTATACCAGAGAGTTGGTTAGAGGAAAAGGGTAAGAACAAACATCCTAAGTTTATTGCTTTCCCAAAACGAAAAGTACAGAGGAGAAGATAATGAACGATAATCATATTATGAAATATAAAGTGTCTGATTTTGTAGTAAAAATATCACCAACTTTTAATAAGGAAAATAATTGGACAGGCGAAGTTGATATAGAAGTAATGACACCACATAAAAAAAATATAAGTAAAGATGTTTATGTTGGTGTTGACAGATTTGTAAAAATGATGTTATGTTCTATTCCTGTTATGGAGTTAGATTCAAAAGTTCAAAAAACTATATTTGAGTATACATATGAAAACTATCCTGAAATATTTGATGAAGATTATGAGGATGATGAAGATGTTATAATTGAACGTGGTGAAGGTAACATAATTAATTTAACTTTTAAAAGTAAAACAGATGGGAGTGCGTAATGAATGACCAGATAAGACATGAGGAGTATATGAAACAAGCTATGGAACAATCAGATGTTGCTATTATTAATAATCCAAAACACTATGAGCGTTATGCTATAGAACCTGTATCATTTATAATGAATAATGAATTACCTTTTTGGATGGGTAATGTAATTAAATATATAATGAGAGCAGGATATAAAACAAATACAAGTGAGATAGAAGATTTACGAAAAGCGAAACGATATATTGATATGCGTATTAATCAGTTAGAAGGTCGAGAACCTAATGCGAGTTAGAATTAATGTAACAGTAGATGTAGACCCAGAAGAGTTTCCTGTACCTGCTGATGAAAATGTATCTGAAGAAATTGAAGACCTGTTCACAGATATGATATATGATTTAGATGGTCTAAAACTAAAATATATAAAAGCTAAAATGGAGAGATAAATGAATAACTATTTACCAACAGACTATCAAAATTTTATTGCACTATCTCGCTACGCAAGATGGAAGGAAGATGAACAAAGACGTGAGACATGGGGCGAGACAGTAGCACGTTACTTTGATTACATGACAACGCATTTAAAAGATACGTGTAACTTTACACTAGAAGATTCACTACGCAATGAACTAGAAGAAGCAGTGCTTGAGCAACGTGTAATGCCTAGCATGAGAGCATTGATGACATCAGGACCTGCTTTAGATAGATGTCACGTAGGTGGTTATAATTGCTCTTACGTGCCTGTAGACAACCCTAGAGCATTCGATGAGACTATGTACATCTTAATGTGTGGAACAGGTGTAGGTTTCTCTGTAGAGCGTAGTAACATAGATAAACTACCCATAGTAAATGAACACTTTGAGAAAAGTGATACAGTTATTAAAGTTGGTGACAGCCGACCCGGGTGGGCAAGAGCATTACGTGAGTTGATTGCTATGTTGTATGCAGGTCAGATACCAAAGTGGGATGTATCAGAGGTACGTCCTGCAGGTGCAAGACTAAAAACATTTGGTGGTAGAGCATCAGGACCACAACCTTTAGTAGAGTTATTTAACTTCTGTATTGAGAAGTTTAGGGGTGCATCTGGTCGTAGACTTTGGCCTATCGAAGCACATGATATAATGTGTAAGATAGGAGAGGTAGTTGTAGTAGGTGGTGTTAGACGTAGTGCATTGATTTCATTATCTAATCTTGGAGATGACCAGATGGCACATGCTAAGTCAGGTCAATGGTGGGAGAATGAAGGTCAACGTGCGTTGGCTAACAATAGTGTGGCATATAAATTTAAGCCAGAGATAGGCACATTCATGCGTGAGTGGGTGTCTTTGTATGAGAGTAAGTCAGGTGAGCGTGGTATATTTAATCGCGCATCTGCAATCAAACAAGCAGAAAAAAACGGAAGACGTGATACTGACTATGCTTTCGGATGCAACCCATGTAGTGAAATTATTCTACGTCCATATCAGTTCTGTAATTTATCTGAAGTGGTAGCACGTGCATCGGATGACATGGAATCATTACGTAAGAAAGTACGTATTGCTACAATACTTGGTACATTCCAAGCTACTATGACAGACTTTAAATACCTACGTAAAGTATGGCAGAAGAATACAGAGGAAGAAAGATTGTTGGGTGTGTCTCTTACTGGTATCATGGACAATCAGATACTAGCAGGTCAGAGTAAAACATATGGCTTGAATATATCTTCATTGCTTGAAGAGTTAAAAGCAGTGGCAGTAGAGACAAATAAAATCTTTGCTGAACAGCTAGGCATTAATCAATCTACTGCTATTACATGTGTTAAGCCAAGTGGTACAGTTAGTCAATTAGTTGACAGTGCCTCTGGTATTCACGCTAGACACAACCCATATTATATTCGCACTGTGCGTGGTGATAACAAAGACCCACTAACACAGTTCTTAGTAGCACAAGGTATACCATCAGAGCCTGACGTAATGAAGCCAGACAGCACAACTGTCTTCAGCTTTCCTATGAAGTCACCCTCTGGTGCTGTAACAC